TGTTATTTTAAAGATCACTTTACTAAAGAAAAAGGTAGAGTAATTGCTTTGAAAAGAGCAATAGAATTACTATCTTTGCAAAAGGAAGAGAGAACAGAAATCTGGAACGCATATCATTCACGATAAATATGAAAGAAAAAAGACAAGAAACGATTATTGAAAAAAGGATTATTGGAAAATCTAATTTTCGATATAATAATTTAATGCAAGTCAAAACTAAAGTAGAAAAGGAGGATCATTATGAGATAACTTTTAATTCAGTTATTGAAGATGCTAGTACTATTAAAGAATTTAAATTAATATTTATATTAATGAAATGAAAGTAGGAATAGTTGGCTCATTGTCTGGAGTAAATGTAGGAATAAATTATTCCTATCTTAATTTTATAAGAAATTTTATAGGAGCAGATCCTGTTTTGTTGTTTCCTGATAGTCCTATATATGATGATTTATCTTTAGTAATATTACCAGGAGGTGCAGATATCAACCCTTTAAGGTATGGAGAGATTCCAGAATATGGTTATAATGACCCAGATCTTATAAAGGAATATTTTGATACTGTAATTCTCCCAGTATATATAAAAAGACAAACTCCAGTATTGGGAATATGTAGAGGATTACAAGCATTAAATGTTCACTTTGGAGGTACACTTCATCAAGAAATAGATTTTGCTCATGAAATAAACCCAAAAGATGATCCATTTAAACCGATTCATCATGTATATCATCATGATAGCAAAGCTAAAATGTTTAAAGTGAACAGTAGACATCATCAAGGAATAAAAGATTTAGGAAAATCTTTACGTCCTCTTCTAGTGCATTCTGATGGTTTGATTGAAGCTGTCGTGCACCAAACACTTCCGGTATTAGCTGTACAATGGCATCCAGAAGATTTATACGATAAAGAAGCAATGCGGTGGTTAAGAGAAAAATTATCTCCGCTAATTAAAGAATAACTAATATGGAGTTTAATTGTAATCTAGATGAGTTGGATTCGCAGGGTTTAACTTTCACAGAATATTTAATATTATTTAGTATCTATAATTCTATTAGATATAAAAATATTATTATTAATGAGAAAGTTTATGATTTATTAATAGAAAAAGATTACATTAAAGCTAAAGATGATTATTATGAACTTACAAATAAAGGTTTTGATTTTTTTGCACCAAAAGTAGATTTATTTGATAAGTTTATAGAGGTATTTCCCACAAGAGTTGTAGATCCTGTTTCTGGTGCAATACGTATATTATCCCCAGCGAAAGCTGGCACAATTTCAGGCAATAAGATACGTAAGAAATGGAACTCTATAACTAAAGGGAATCCTCAATTGCAAGAACATATAATAGAGTGTCTTTTAGCTGAAATAGAATTAAGAAAAAAAGCTAATAATTTACAATTTATGAGAAATATTGAAACTTGGTTAAATAATGGTACTTGGGAAGATTATGCTTTCTATATCACTGAAAAGAATAAACCTAAATCATCAAATGAAATAAGGTTATGATTTACAGAAAAGTACTAGATAATATAACCAGGAATAGAGAAAGAAGACTTACAGGTGAGTTAATAGCAATACCTTGGAGTTTAGGTAATTTCTCTAGAATAGTACCTGGAGTTGAACAAGGTAAATTTGTACTTGTTTCTGCAACTCCGAAAGCAGGTAAAACTCAATTATGTGATTTTTTATTTGTATATGAACCATTTGAATGGTATTTAAGAAATAAAAGTCATCATATAAAACCAAGAGTACTGTATTTCAGTCTTGAAATGAGTAAAGAAAGTAAGATATTTCAAGCTATTTCTTATAAATTAAACAAAGACTACAATATTGTAATTTCACCACAACATTTAAAATCAACTTTTCAAAATTATATTTTAGATAAACAAGTATATGACATAATTAATTCTACAGAATTTAAAATTTGGCTTAATGAATTTGAATCTAATGTTACTTTTATAGATAATATTAGAAGTCCTAATGAAATATATGAATATGTGTTAAACTATGCTTTAAAGCATGGAAGATTGAATGAAGAAACCAAGGAATATATTCCTGATAATCCTGATGAATATGTAATAATAATATTAGATCATATGTCACTATTATCACCAGACAAAGGTTCTTCACTATTTGAAGCTATGTATAATTATTCTGCTTATAAATGTTTGGAATTTAGGGATAAATTTAATTATACCCCAGTAGTAGTACAGCAGCAATCAGCAGAGAGTTCAAAACAACAATTTACATATAAAGGGGACTCAATTATTGAAAAGATTAGGCCAAGTCCTGACGGATTAGCAGATATGAGATTATCTGCAAGAGATGTAAATCTAATGATAAGTTTATTTAATCCTACTAGTTTTAGACTACCTGAATACGAAGGACTAGATCTAGGTAAGATTGGTAGATGGCATAGAGAATTGTATTTAAACCTTAATCGTGATGGGTTAAGTGATGTTTCAGTTCAATTGTTTTTTAATGGTGCATGTAATGAATTTATAGAGATACCAAGAAAAATGATAGAAGATGAAAGTGTGTATGGGTTTGTGGAAAATAAGGTTAAATCAATAAAAATTTAAAATGGAGTTACCAGTAAAAAAAAGAGAAGCAATTAGACAGAATCCAAGATTCATGGTTTTATTTGGAAAACCAAAAATAGGTAAAACAACTGTAGCATCTTTATTAGATGACAATCTAATAATAGAGATGGAAGATAGAGGAGCAGATTATGTGTCTGGTTATATTGTTGATGTTCGGTCAGCAAAAGAATTGATAGAAGTAGCAAAAGAATTAGAAAAATCAGAAAAGCGTTATAAATATATAACTCTTGATTCAGCCACAGAAATGGAGGATAAGATTGTAATGCCTTTAGCAATAAGACTTTACCAAAACACTGTTATGGGAAAGGATTATAAAGGAGATGATCTTCGTAAACTTCCGATGGGAGCGGGTTATTACTATATAAGAGAGGCATTTACTTATATAATTAATTTATTTTCCCCGTTATGCGAAACTTTAATTCTTATCGCACATTGTAATGAAAAACAGATAGATAAGAAAGGCGAAGAAATGTTTGAGCTTGAAATGGATCTTTCTGGGAAACTTAAAAGAACTATTGCAGCCAAAGCTGATGCTATCGGATATCTCTATAGAAAAGAAAATAAAACTATGATAAACTTTAATGGTGGCGGAGATGCTATTATTGAAGCTAGATCTGAACACTTGTCTAATAAAGAATTTGTATTGGTAGAAAAAACAGCAGATGGATTTGTAAACTATTGGAATAAAATCTTTTTAAAAGAATAAAAAATGGAATATTCAAGTAAAATAAAAATCATAAAAGATAAGAAAATTATTTTGTTTAATGAAGAAGCTGTTCAAAGCTTAAATTTGGATGCTTCTGGTGCAAAAGTTATGTTTGTTGTTACTCTCAAAGAGGAAACAGAAAACAATAAAGATAACAGAGAGTCTTCTATTTATGTTGTAAACATAAAAGGCTCAAGTCTTGAAAGCAATATTGAAATGCTTAAAGAATATGTAGCTCCTGAAATGTTAAGGAGCGTAACAGTAAATGATGATGGTACTGCAATTATCAAAATTGATGATAATGCTTTATCAGTATTTGAAAAACTGTTTAAGAATGAAAACGAATTAAAAATTCTTTATCAGGAAAATCTTACAGGAGAGCTTAAATTGCTCAAGGATTCATATGATATTAATGAAGTATTTCATAAAGTATCTAAAGTGAATACAAAAAGAAACATAATTGGTAAAGGAAGCGAAGTTCAAAGTGTAGAGAAAATAGTAAAAATTAACAGTTAAAATTTAAAACATGAGTTACGAAGTAAAAAAAAGAAATGAGTATCGACCAATGGAGATTGATGAGAAGAATGCTATATCTATTAGATATCTTAATAGAATAGAATTAAGAAAAAATGATAACTATAAGTACTTGGTCGTGGAGGTAAGAGACGAGAACGGAGGAATAGCCCGTAAGAGTTACTTCGAACCTAAACTTTCACAAATTATTAAAACACAAGAAGAGCTCGAAAAAGCTCAAGGTAAATTTAATGGAGTAATCCAAAGTCTTACTAAAGCAGTAATTGATAATAATTATGAGACTGCTGCTTTTGAATCATTTGAAGACTTTTGTCTTAAAGTAATAAGTGATATTCCTAAATCTGGATTTTCAAAACCTTTAAGAGTAAAATGTTTATATGATAAGAAGGGTAATCCTACACTTCCAACATATGGAGTTGTTTTTGAAGATCCTGCGATAGTTCCTAAAGATAAATCTCGTATCAAAATCTTTGATAATGATGTATTTACTAAGGTAGAAATGGACACTGATGCTGAAAAGATAGATCTTAGTGTTGAAGATACTAAGACTACTGATGATCTTCCTTTTGATATGTAAAATTAAATAGAGGGGAAACCCTCTATATAGCGGGCTAGAGTAACGGTAACTCGTGAGTTTCATAAGCTCAAGCTATAGGTTCGATTCCTTTGCCCGCTACTAAAAAATATAAATATGTATAGAATATCATTATCATTAACAGTAGATAATATATTTAAAAAACTATCTTCCTATGATATTTTTAAGAGGTATTGTCCTGGTTTCAAAGAAGTAAGTAAAGCTTTTCATTCTCCATTTAGAACAGATAAACATCCAAGTGCCTTCATTGTTTATTATAATGGAGATTTATTATTTAAAGACTTTGGTGGAGATAGTTTAAGAGCTATTGCTTTTGTTTCTAAATTATTTGATTTAACTTTTCCAGAAACTTTAAAAAAGATAAATAGTGATTTTGGTTTAGGTTTAGAAAATGGAGAAATTAATAATTCTAAATTTGAAAATAGTAAAATTACTATTTATGATAAGGATGATTTATTAATAAAAATAAAAAAAAGAAATTGGGAACAAAAAGATTTAGATTATTGGTTTCAGTATGGAATCACATCTACTACTTTAAAATTATTTGATGTTTGCCCTATATCTCATTATTCATTAAATGGATTTATAGAAATAGCAGAGAATTTTTCCTATTCTTATAATTATTATTGGGAAAATGGAATATTTAGAAGAAAGATCTATCAGCCATTTTCATCAAAAAAGAAATGGATAAATAATGGTGGTAAAGTAGTACAAGGAGAAGGAATGTTACCTAAATCAGGAGATTTATTAATTATAACATCCTCTTTAAAAGATGTTATGACATTATATGAACTTGGTTACATAGCCATAGCTCCAACATCAGAAACTTCTTTTATCCCAGAGTTATATTTTGAAAAACAATCTTCTAGATTTAAATCTAAAATACTATTCTTTGATTCAGATGATACAGGAATTAAAAGGAGTAAAGAATTATCAGAAAAATGGAATATAAATTATATATTAATACCAAGAGAAAATGACAAAGATCCAAAAGATATATCTGATTTTGTTAAGCGTAATGGAGAAAATTCTGCCAAAAAGCTTATTGAACAGATTCTTTCTGAAAAACTATCATAGAGTAAGTTATGTCCCAGTTGCTAAAAAGACAGTATATATGTATGCTGATATGGAAAGTATGATTATACAATATCAACTTGTATTTACGCTTGTAAAAAAATATAAGTTTTATAATCTTAGAGTAGAATGTAAGAAAAAGATATTAGAAGAACATCAACGTAGCATAGGTGCACTTTTTCTAGATTTAGCTAATATTACCATTAATGGTAATATTTTATGTAATAATAGAGAGATAGAAATAATACCAACTAGTTTAAGATCTAGTCAATATGTAACACTTTGTTCAAAATTATTGGTGAGAAATGAGATTTCTCAAATGTATATTTATGTTTCTAGACATGATGCTACTTTATCTAATCAAATATCATATATTACAGCTATGGAATATGATTATAGTGGTTTATATAATTATAAAAAACATAAAAAAATTAAAGTATATAAAAGAGCAAAATATATATTTGATGCTATTATAGATAATAATAATTTAAAATTTAATAAAATAAAAATAGTATAAAAATGAAAAGATTAGTAACAGTTTATGGAAGTCTTTTAACAGGACTTGGTAATTGGCAGTGGCATTTAAATAATCCTGACTCTATATTATTGGGTGAACATACACTTAATGGTGGATTTGTAATGGTATCTTTAGGAGGATTCCCTGGTCTTATAGTTGATAAAAAATCAGACCGTAAGATATTTGTAGAAACCTATGAAGTTTCAGAAGATGTGTATAAAGGAATAGAGCGTCTTGAAGGATATCCACACTTCTATGATAAACATAAGGTAGAAACACCTTTTGGAGAATCTGAAGTTTATATTCTTGGTGATCAATATTACAGAGAACATGCTTTAGTACCTGAAATAGATGGTATAGTTAATTGGAGAAATTATAAAGGAATATATGGAACCTTTTAAATATAATGTAGGTGATATTGTTAAAATTATTGATGGCGGAAAAACTTATCCTTTTCTAGCCAGTATTTTTGAAAAATTAAATTTCAAAAATAAAATAGTAAATTTTTGGAGATGGAGAGATACAGGATATAAAAACAGAAAAGAACTTTATTTTATTACGGATAGAATAGTTCATGCTTACATATATAATACTTATAAATTAGTATGCCTTACTGACTCAACCATAGAATATTTAATAGAAGAAAATGGTATTGAGAAAGTTGGAAATACTATACAATATAAAAATATAAAAATAATATGAAAAAATTATTCTGTACTATATGTGATAGATGCCGTAAATTATGTGAAAGCCCTATTAAATATGAATTTGTAACAAAGACAGGTAAAATATTACACTTTTGTAGTGATGAATGTCGTAAAAAACATACAAGCCCAAAAGGATTACCACCTAAACCTATTCCATTAACAAAGAGAAATTCTAAAACTAAATAAATATGATAGTAATATATGAAATAGGCGATGTCGTTGCAATAAACACCGAGATAGATAGTAACTATTGCGCATTCTCATGTTGGTGGGCAATACGTCATTGTAAGGATTTTTATAAAAATCAGTTATTTGAAATAACTGAAATAATTAGCGATAAAAGATGTAAGAGTAATAGAAAATATATTTTAAAACCATTATATAAGTTTATTCCGTTTCCTAAAGAATATTATACATCTAATCTTGGTGATATACCTTGGGCATCTAAATACTTTAAAGATGATGGAATATTTAGAAAAGTATTAGGATTAATTAAAATAATTTAATATGATTGCACAAATTAGAACAAAAAATCCAAGCGCTGCTCCTCTTCGTAGGAGCATTTTTGTTAATAAAAGGGCTATAGTTCGCTTAGGCTCTAGAACACCATCAAGACAAATATATCCTACTCAATCTTTTGTAGAAGTAAATACTGTAGAAAGTATTGAAAACAGTAGAGATAAACTTCGTATGAAGGAATGTTTTTTCAGATATGATGTAAAACAAGCTGAATACTGGGAAATAGGAGAACCTATTGATGGAATTCCGCCTTTGCCAATGGTTGGAAAACAAATAATAGGGTTTAAAGGTCATGGTATGCAGCTACTTCAAACTAATGATGAACTAGATCAATTTATTAGATCTCATAGTCCAAATGTATACTTTTTAGAAAGATTTTATAACTATGCTCGTGAGTATCGTATTCATGCTACTTCTGATCATTCTTTTCTTTCATGGAGAAAGCTTCGTAGAGCAGATGCTGAACAAAGATGGTTTTTTAATTCTACAAATTGTAATTGGGTAGGAGAAGATCATGAATTGTTTCAGAGACCTAATAATTGGGATGAGCTATGTAATGCAGCAGTAATGGCAGTTAGATCAGTTGGTCTTGATATAGGTGCCGTAGATATACGTGTACAGGGTAGAAATAATCCTGATTATATTGTATGCGAGGTTAATTCTGCCCCGCAACTTGGGGAAGTAGGAATAGAACATTATAGAAGAGAAATTACTAACATAATAAATAATAAATAATGATTAATAGTTACTTTTTGTCTGGTTATGAACGAACAAATTTACGTTTTGATTCATTAGATTGTTGTGAAAGAATGCCAGATAGTTTAAATAAACCTTTTTTATATGAAGTTATATGTCTTAAGGAAATAGAGAATCCTTATTTACGTAACCCAGAAATTATTGCTAAATACATGAGAGCTATTTCTGAATTTATGAATGTAGAGTTAAAAACGGAAGATTTAGATGATGATTTAACAAAATCTGGGTTAACAGAATATGTAGATAAAACAAAATATATACTTTATAGATTTCCTTTAAAAGGACTAGCTGGTAAGAGGATAGTTGCTATACATAATTTGATAAGATATTTATGGTATACTCATCATAATCCTATTGTATTTACAGTTTTATTTTTATATGAAAATCCAAAAATAAATATGAAAATAGAAGATATTTTTGGAATGGCTCATTCATTTCAGAAAAGCACAAATAGAGGATTAGTGGGCGTAAATAATTATGATAAAAGAGGATTTGTATATTTCCCAGAGAACTCGGAATCTTTAAAAAACTTACAAAGAGGTGAATATTTTAATATAGTATATGGAGATCGTGGAATTGAAATGATAATAAATTTCGGAATTAAAGGTAACTTTTTTGAAGAATCTACGGAAGAAGTTTATTTTAATTCAAAACCATCTTTTATATCTATAGCTGAAAATAATAATATTGGAGATAATGATACATTTAAAAAAATATGTAATACATATATTAAAAACAAAGAGATATATGATAAATTAGCTCCAATACAAGAATTATGTGCAAGTACTACAAAATCAAGAGTTTCTTTTGTGATCGAGACTGATGTTAATAATGACTCAATAAAAATTGATTGTTTAATTAGAAATATGATTAATGGAGGAAGTAGCAATTTTACTGTTATGAATGACATTGATCTAACAATTGAAAAATTAAAAAATATAGTTAAAATATGATAAATAATGTAACTTTTGGGAGTGATCCAGAATATTTTATTATAAATAAGGATACAGAAATGATTGTTTCAAGTATTGGTTTAATAAATGGAACTAAAAAAGATCCTGAATCACTTGGAGATGATTTTTTTGTATTAAAAGATAATATTCTTGCTGAAGGAAATATTCCACCAGCTAGTGATCCAATTAAATTCATGCATAATTTAATGGAATTAAAGACGAGAATACTTAAATATCTTCATAATATAGATGGTAGTCTTTCTTTAAAACATTCTGATTGTTTAAATATAAATCCTATGTTTTTAACAGATGCTGAAGCTCTTGAATTTGGATGTAGTCCTTATTTAAACGCTTGGGATAATAATACACATAAGGCAAATGATTTAAGTAATGTAAATTATAGAACCGCTGGATTTCATCTTCATTTTGGATATTCTTTAGATCCGCATAATCCTTACAGGAAAGATCAATTTAATAGAATAATCGCAAAAGCTTTTGATATTTTTGTAGTTATTCCATCTATGTTTAAATATGTAGATAAAAGAAGATTTGAAAACTATGGAGGACTTGGTCAATTTCGTCATACTTCTTATGGAGTTGAATGTAGATCATTGGGTGCATATTTTGTTGATGAGAAATATTTACCTTGGGTTATAGATCAAAGTTGTAAAGCTTTATCTTTTGTTAAAAAACATTCTAACTGTGATGCTTTACTAACCCTTGAAAAACCTACCGTAAAATTTCTTGAAAATGGAACCTTTACATTTGACTCATCAATATATGATGATCTTGAAATAAGCCTTAATGAACAATTAATTTATGAAAAAGAAAAAATATATGCTCATTCTTAGAATAATATTTATTATTATATTAATATATAGTTTTTTTACAGCAAATAGTGATTATATTTTAGCATGTGGTATTTTTGCATGGGTAGGTAAAGATATTAAATATTTTAGAAGGGATTTATTCAACATATTAGGAATGTATAATGACTCTAGAGGTGGAGATGCTTGCGGAGTATACTTTGATGATATATGGTATAAAGGAATAGGTACTACTGCTAAATATGAAAAACTAATTCCAGAATATGATCTACATAATACTTTGAGACTAAAACAATATCCCGTCATAATAGGACATGATAGAAAGACTTCAGTTGGAGCTAATACTTTAATAAATGCTCAACCAGTAGTTTTAGTTGACAAAGAAGAAAATATTGCGTATGTTCATGCTCATAATGGAACTATTGGCAATTATGAAGAATTGGCAAAAAAGCATAATATATCTTTAGAAAATACAGAAAGTGATAGTATAGCAATAGCAAAACTAATAGAATATGTTGGTTTTGAAATATTAGCAGAGTATGAAGGAACTGGTGCTTTTGTAATGTACTTTAAAGATAAACCTAATGAGTTATATGCTTTTCATGGTAAATCTAAAACATATGCTAATGGTGTAGCTGTTGACGAAAGGCCTCTAGCATATTTAACAATTCCAGGAAAAGGAACTTATATATCTTCTGAATCAGCACATTTATCCAATATAGCCAATCCTAAAAAAGATATAAAGCCTTGTGAATTTAAATACAATGTTTTATATAAACTAATAGGAGATGAAGTAATTGAGATAAAAGAAATAGATCGTTCTGCTATATATCCAAAAACTATTAAGACATCTAAAACTGTTTATACTACAGGTAGTAGTTATGATAGTTATGGTAATTATTATAATGACGCATATTACGGCAATACTAAATATGAAAAAAGCACATCTAAAAATATCTGCGATTATACTGGTACAGTATCAAAAGATTATATTAGATGGGATCGGGGATTATATAGATGTAATGATAAAGGTGATCTTGCTCATGGAACCTATTATGTTACTAATTTTGGTTGGTTAAATAAAAATACTAAATTTGAGAAATATGCAACACCTTTATATGAACTAAACTTTGTATATGGAATTCTTATGAAAGATAGAAGATCTTTCGAAATGCTTAGTACATTTCTAATATTAAAAGGAATAACAACAGCTAAGGATTTTTACGAAGATAGTACTTTTAAGAACTATGATATTGTTCCAAAATTAAAAGAATATTCATTACAACCTTTTCATAGGCACGATATATCTTTATCTTCTATTGATATATTAAAGCCTAATAACATTAAAGGAAATACCTTATATGGTGGAACATATTATTATGATGGAAGTCTTCGTCCCATATTAAGTAGATATGAATTTCGTATAAAAAATGGAACTATTACATCATATACTGATGATAAATCTCTATTAACATTAGATGATTTTTGTAGAGATACATTAATTATGGACTATGATTTTGATATAACTTCACCAACAGAAAAAGAAAGAATTGTAACTGAAGTTACAAATCATTGGACCAAACTATTTGAACAATCTAAATCAGATTGCAAAAATTGTCAATTATATGTAACGCATCCTGAGTATTGTAATGATTATTGCACTTCTTGGAAAATACAAGATTCTAATAGTGATTCTGAAGATAAAAATATTACTGTAGATAAAGCTTATGAAGAAGCATACAAAGAGTATGAAAATTCAGATTCAACTAGAGAGATAGCTATGAGTCTAATACTATCTAATTTTAAAGAATTAACTAAACCTTTAAGTGATGTCATGAGTACAATGGATGATATAGGAACAGAAATTGATCTTGATGAAGAGGTTTTGGAAATTATTGACACAGTTAAAATATTATCAAATAAATTAAGTAAATATTAATATGGAAAAAATAACAACTTTTGATGGTACAATTGCCAATAAAAAAGATTGTAGATTTATTAAAGGTGAGTTCTATAAAAAGAATGAACAATGTTTTTTAATAGATGGAATGTGGTATCGAATTAATAGTGGATACATTGCTTTTGATCATGAAACAAATGATTGGAAGCTTATAAAAAACTCTCCAATGGTATATGGAGTAATTAATTATAATGATTTTACTAATGAAGTAGTATTAGGATATTTCACGCCTAATAAATATAGGAATATAATGGTTGTAATTGATGAAACAAATCAATATACGTGTATTAATGAAAAGATATTAAAAAATAAATTTCATATTGATACAAAAACTCTTAAGTATTATCCTATATCTAAAAAAGTATCCACTATACCAAGTTCATCGTTTAGATTTGGTGCTCCAAATACATATTCACCAGAACTAAATTATAATGTAAGAACTACTTCGCAAGATATCATTGATAACATAAAGAAATATACTAATGAGAAATTAGATGAATATGTTCCTGAAGAAAATATCTGTAAAAATCTTGGGAAATATCTTCCAAACTTCACATATGGTATTGAGTTTGAAACATGTCATGGAATGATTCCTTGGCATCATCTTGTTGAGAGTGGACTTATTCCTCTTCGTGATGGTAGTATTAATGGTTTTGAATATGCTACTCTAGCTTATCCATCAGCAGTAATTGGAAAAGGAGTATCTTTAGCATGTAATTATCTTAATAAATATACTGCTATAAGTGCGAATGAAAGTCTTCATCTTCATATAGGAATTCCAAAAGTAAGTAAATCATTAGTATCTATACTTTATGTACTATGCTGCATATTAGAGAAAGATATATTTGAATTGTTTCCAAAATTTTACAGTAAGACTAGTCAATTCAAAGCAAGAGGTAAAGATTACAACAAACCTTTGGTAAAGAATCTTGTAGATTTAAATCTTGATACTACTTTCGATAATCTTGCTATGTATTTATCATTAGGTAAACCATATGAAGGGTTTGGTTCGAGCCATCCTTCAGATCCTGATGGTCAACATAAATGGGCTGTGGAAACTCGTTATCATTGGGTAAACTTTATAAACTTATTGTTTGGAAATAATAAAACACTTGAATTTAGAGTACACACCCCTACTAAAAATCCATATAAGATTGCAAATTGGATTTTAATTACATCTGCAATTGTTAAGTACGCTATTTATATCAATGGGCTTGGAAAAGATTATAATATTTCAAATCTTAAAAGAGTAACTCTTATGGATGTTATTGAGCATAGTTATGCTGGTTCTTAT